GACACTTTGTCAGACAAGATTTCGGCACTTGAGACAGCCTGTGCGACGACTGCAGGCAGTATCGGGGGCCTGAGCAGCGAGCTTGGGAAGATGCAGGGCGGGATCGCCCAGGCGGGGCGCGACGTGACGGTGCTGTCGAGCGGGATCGGCACCGGGTTGCGGCGCGCCTTCGACGGGCTGGTCTTTGACGGTGCCAAGCTGTCGGACGTGCTGAAGGGCATCGGCCAATCCCTGTCTGACACTGTCTACCGGATGGCGACCCGGCCTGTGACCGACGCGTTGAGCGGCCTTCTGGCCCAAGGTGCCGGCGGGTTGATGTCTGCGGTCACGCCTTTTGCCAAAGGGGGCGTCATCGCACAGGGCCGCGTCACGCCCTTTGCGCGCGGGGGCGTCGTGACGGGACCAACCGGGTTTGCGATGCGTGGCGGGCAGGGGCTGATGGGTGAGGCGGGCCCGGAAGCCATTCTGCCGCTGTCACGGGGTCCCGATGGACGCCTGGGCGTGCAGAGCGCCGGGGGGAGCGGCCGGGGCATGTCGGTGGTGATGAATGTCTCGACACCGGATGTGCAGGGCTTCCAGCGCAGTCAGGCACAGATCGCGGCGCAGGTAAACCGGGTGCTGGCGCGCGGCCAGCGGAACAGATGAGGGCACGGCATGGGATTTCACGAAGTGCGGTTTCCGGCGAACCTGAGTTTCGGATCATCCGGAGGACCGGAGCGACGCACCGAGATTGTCGCGCTGACCAACGGGTTCGAAGAACGCAGCACGCCCTGGGAACATTCGCGTCGCCGCTATGATGCCGGACTGGGTATGCGCAGCCTGGATGACCTGGGCGAGGTCATCGCCTTCTTCGAGGCGCGGCGCGGTCAGTTGCACGGCTTTCGCTGGAAGGACTGGGCGGATTTCAAGTCATCTGCGTCTTCAAAGCCGGTCACCCCGCAGGATCAATTCATCGGACAGGGGGACGGGGTGCGGACAACCTTCAGGTTAAGCAAGACATATGTTTCCGGGGTGGGAACCTATCAGCGCCCGATTGCAAAGCCGGTGCCTGGAACGGTGCGCGTGGCGATTGGCGGCGTTGAAAAGACAGTCAACACGGACTGGACGCTGTCAGCAGTGACAGGGACCGTGAGCTTTGCCGTGGCACCGGCATTGGGTGCCGTCCTTTCGGCCGGGTTCGAATTTGATGTCCCGGTGCGGTTTGACACGGACCGCATCCAGACCTCGATCGATGCGTTTCAGGCCGGAGACGTGCCCGCAGTGCCGGTGGTGGAGCTGCGCGTCTGATGGCGGGTCGCGAGGATCTTCTGGCCCATCTTGCCGGGGGCGTCACAACGCTGTGCCGGGCCTGGGCGGTGCAACGCAAGGACGGGACGCTGCTGGGATTCACCGATCATGACCGCGAACTGTCCTTCGAAGGGATTGTCTTTCGGGCCGGAACCGGCATGACAGCGCGGGCCTTGGTGCAGACGACTGGCCTGGCCGTTGATAACTCGGAAGCTGTCGGCGCGTTGAGCAGCGATGCTGTGACCGAGGCGGATCTGATCGCGGGGCGCTATGACGGCGCTGAGGTTCGCTGCTGGCTGGTCAACTGGACCGACGTTGCGCAGCGCCTGTTGCAGTTTCGCGGGTCTTTGGGTGAGATCGTTCGGTCCGGAGGGGCCTTCCGTGCCGAGCTGCGCGGTCTTACGGAAGAAATGAATCAGCCGCAGGGCAGGGTCTATCAGCGCGATTGCGCGGCCATTCTGGGCGATGCTCGGTGTGGCTTTGATCTGAGCCGTCCGGGGTTTTCGGTCGAGGTTGCCATTGAGACGCTGTCAGAGGGTCGCGTCTTTGGGGTTTCGGGCTTGTCGGGCTTTGCAGCGGGCTGGTTTGAGAAGGGCCGGGCGCAACTGTTGGACGGAAAGGCGCGAGGGGTCATCGGCCTGATCAAGTTCGACCGGGTCGACGGCAATCGGCGCGTTTTCGAGTTGTGGAACCGCATCGGGCCGGAGGTGGTGTCAGGTGACCGACTGCGGCTGGAAGCGGGATGCGACCGACGCGCAGCAACCTGCCAGGTCAAATTCGGCAATTTCAGTAATTTTCGGGGGTTTCCGCATATTCCTGGTGAAGATTGGCTTTTGTCCTATCCCACGGACTCTGGCCCCAATGACGGGGGAAAACTGCAGTGACGTCACAGCATGCGGTCCGGGTGGTGGATGTGGCCCGCACCTGGATAGGAACGCCCTACCGCCACCAGGGCTGTGTTCCCGGGGCGGGTGCCGATTGCCTTGGCCTGTTGCGGGGCATCTGGCGGGACCTTTACGGAGCCGAGCCGGAACCTGTACCGGCCTACACGGCAGACTGGGCGGAACCCAGCGGGCGGGAAGCCTTGTGGGACGCGGCGCGGCGGTGGCTTGTCCCCTGTCGCGACGGAGCGGACAGCCCAGGGGATGTGCTGCTTTTTCGGATGCGCGACGGGGGTATCGCGAAACACCTGGGGATTGCCGCCGAGGTTGGGGCAACCGCCAGTTTCATCCACGCCTATTCCGGACATGGCGTTGTGGAAAGCCCGCTGTCACAGCCCTGGGCGCGCCGGATCGTCGCCCGATTCACATTTCCTGAAAGAGAGGTCTGAATGGCGACGATCGTTCTATCGGCTGTCGGAGCGGCGATCGGAGGCGGTTTTGGCGGCACGGTGCTGGGCCTTTCGGGGGCGGTCATTGGCCGGGCTGTCGGAGCGACGCTTGGCCGTGTCATCGACCAGCGGCTGATGGGTTCAGGGTCCTCGGTGGTTGAAGTGGGGCGGGTCGAGCGTATCCGGGTGATGGGAGCCAGCGAAGGCACGGCCATCGGCCAGGTTTTTGGCCGGATGCGGGTGTCGGGGCAGGTGATCTGGGCGACGCGGTTCAAGGAAACGGTTACGACGACGCAGCAGGAGAGCCGGGGTGGCAAGGGCGCGAAACCGAAATCGTCGGTTGTGACCGAGACCTATTCCTATTCGGTCAGTCTTGCGGTGGCGCTTTGCGAGGGAGAGATCCTGCGCGTTGGCCGGATCTGGGCCGATGGCAATGAGGTTTTGCGCGACAGACTGACGATGCGCGTTTATGCGGGGAGCGAGGGCCAGCTGCCCGATGCAAAGATCGCTGCTGTCGAAGGGGCGGGACTGGCACCGGCCTATCGCGGCATAGCCTATGTGGTGTTCGAGGATCTGGACCTGACCGCCTTCGGCAACCGGGTGCCACAGTTTTCCTTCGAAGTCGTGCGCCGCGCGCAGGGTGCCGTTGCCCGGACAATGACCGACATTGCGGGCAGTGTGCGGGCCGTGGCCCTGATCCCGGGGACCGGAGAGTATTCGCTGGCAACGAGCCGCGTTCACTATGACGACGGACCGGGCCTGCAGCGCGCCGCCAACCTGCATTCGCCATCGGGGCAGACCGACTTTGTCGCGTCCTTGACACAGTTGCGTCAGGAGTTGCCCCGCTGTGGGGCGGTCTCGCTGGTGGTGTCCTGGTTTGGCGATGATCTGCGCTGCGGCAGTTGTTCGGTGCGTCCCAAAGTCGAGCAGAAGACGACAGAGGGGACAATGCCCTGGCAGGCTGGCGGAATTGGCCGGGGGGCCGCAGGGCAGATTGCCAGCCTTGATGGTCGGCCCGTTTACGGTGGCACGCCGACCGACCAATCCGTGATCGAGGCGATCCGCGCCCTGCGGGCCGAAGGGCAGCAGGTGATGTTCTATCCCTTTTTGCTGATGGAACAGATGGCAGGGAATGCGCTGCCCAACCCCTGGACGGGTGCTGTCGGACAGCCAGTGTTGCCTTGGCGCGGACGCATCACGCTGTCAGCGGCCCCGGGTCGGCCCGGCTCGCCCGACCGGACGGCTGCGGCATCTGCCGAAGTTGCCTCCTTTTTTGGAGCGGCGCAGCCTGGCCATTTTGCGCGGAGTGGCGAGTCTGTAACTTACCTGGGTCCACAGTCCTGGGGGTACCGGCGCTTTGTGTTGCACTATGCACATCTTTGCGCGGCTGCGGGCGGCGTTGAGGCCTTCTGCGTCGGATCCGAGTTGCGGGCGCTGACGCAGATCCGGGGTGCCGACGACAGTTTCCCTGCCGTTGTAGCGCTGCGCCAGCTTGCGGCGGATGTGAGGAGTATTCTGGGCCCGGGCGTGAAGCTGAGTTACGCCGCCGACTGGTCCGAGTATTTCGGCTACCATGATGCATCCGGAAATGTTCAGTTCCACCTTGATCCGCTTTGGGCTGATCCGAACATCGATTTCATCGGCATCGACAATTACATGCCGGTCTCTGACTGGCGCAACGGCGAAGACCATGCCGATGCCGCTTGGGATTCGATCTACAATCTTGACTATCTCAAGACGAATATCGCGGGGGGCGAGCGGTTTGATTGGTACTATGCCTCGGAGGCGGATGCGGCGGCGCAGGTCCGGACACCGATCCAGGACGGCCAACATGGCGAGCCTTGGGTGTTTCGCCCAAAAGACCTGAAAAGCTGGTGGTCTAACCCGCATCATGATCGTGTGGGTGGGGTAAGGTCCGCAGTACCGACGGCATGGGTGCCCCGGTCAAAGCCTGTGCGGTTTACAGAATTTGGCAGCCCGGCAATCGACAAGGGGACGAACCAGCCGAATTTGTTCGTGGACCCCAAATCTTCGGAATCTTTCGTGCCGCGCGGATCAACGGGACAGCGCGACGACCTGATCCAGATGCAGTATTTGCGCGCCATGGCCGAGTTCTGGGCCGATGGCGGGAATAATCCGCTGTCCCCCGTCTATGGGGGGCCTATGGTGGACATGGCGCGCGCCTATGTTTGGGCATGGGATGCGCGGCCATACCCCGAATTTCCAAACCTGACGTCTGCCTGGAGCGATGGCGACAACTATCGGCTGGGGCATTGGATCAACGGCAGGGCAACGAATCTGCCCCTTGCCATGGTGGTTGCCGATCTTTGCGAGCAATCGGGGCAGGGCGGGTTCGACGTGTCGCGTCTTTATGGCCTGGTGCGCGGGTATGTTGTGGCCGAGGTTGGGTCGGCACGGTCTGCCCTGCAGCCGCTGGGACTGGCCTACGGCTTTGACGCTGTCGAGCGGGAGGGCGTCCTTGGCTTTCGGATGCGGGATGGACGGCTGACGGCCGTGATTGACCGGGAGCAGATGGCAGTCAGCAGAGAGATCGACGGTGCGGTCGAACTTTCCCGCGCTGCGGAAGCTGAAATGACCGGGCGTGTGCGACTTGGGTTTGTCGATGCCGAAAGCAGCTTCGAAATCCGGCAGGCCGAGGCGATTTTTCCGGATGAGACGGCTTTCGCCGTTGCCCAGTCTGAATTGGCGCTGAGCCTGACTTCGGCAGAGGGCAAGATGATTGTCGAGCGCTGGCTTGCCGAAGCCCG